AACGTAAAGATTGAAAGTTTCCAAGGTTAAGAGTATATCCAAGAGTTACAGATACCTTTGTATTATCATTTTCCATTTTATCCACCCTTTTTTATTGTTATTACAATTGTAGCATAGAAACTAGAACTTAGATATTCTCGCTCCATACTGGAATGTATCGCCCATCTTCTGTCTTTGTATATGTAAGTATACCGTCTCCCATTCTACGTGTCAACTCTTGATTTGTAGGAGTGCTATTATTTGTTATTAATTTATCTTTTCTTGGCTGACCAATATGTATGCTTGCAAGAATAGATCTTATTTCTCTCACATGATCTTCTGAATAATATGCTCTAATTTTAAATCCACGTTTACCATCAAAGCTGGCCCCTATTGGTGGTGGTATAACTCCTCGTTTAATTAAGCTTGGCATATATTTTCTATGACGATTAATTAACTTAGAAGTCTCAGAAACTGTGTATGCCCTTTGTCTATTGCGTCTAAAGTCAGTTCTTAAGCATGTTTCAATTCTATCTTTAGTAATGTTATAAACAGTAACCATTCCAGTAGAACGAGAGCTATGGTGCAATCTAACTAGATCCCCGTTTAAAAACCAAATTTTTTGGTTTCCCTTTATTACAGGCTCGTTATTGTATTTTTGGCTCTCAATTTTTCCTTTTGCAGTATCCATCTACCACGCTCACTTTCTGATGGTGGATGAAAGAAATCTCTTACTCCACACACAATACAAAACATTTCCATATGATCAACCGTAGTATATTGTCTATCAACAAACATACGGCCTTTACATTTTTTGCAAAAAATCATAAACCACCCTTAATTAATTTGGAATGCCAAGAACAATTAAATTTACTGCTAAAGATAGATCTCCAGAAGCACCAAATCTAACGACTCCTTCTACACGAGAAGTTGTAACTGTTTTTAATATAATATTTACATTTTGACCAGCGGGAGTATTTCCAGTATTTACTGCTGTTGCTGTTGCAATAGGTTGATATTTAAAATCGCTTGGAAAATCATAAGAAAATGTCTTTTCGTTTCCCGCAGAAACTGTAGAGTTATTTGCTACTTCTATATATCCACCTATTAGACGAGCTTCCGATGTTTTAACACTCTGTTTTCCAGCACTAACCGTATCTACTGTGGTGTAATTATAGGTTGCTGATGAAACCTGTGTTGATAGATCATTAACAGTATCAGCCAACTGATAAATGTATGTAACATCTAATGGTTGTCCTCGTTCTGGTAGTGGTATTTTTGCCATTTATTCCTCCTATTTAATTATACCAAAGACTCTACGCCAGAGTCAAAGATAACTAGTGCTGTTTTTACTTGTTTTACAGATGAGGCAATTTGTATTTTAACATGAACTGATGTGGTTCCTGTATTTAAAAATGAATAATTGGGAACTGCCGATGTTCCGTGATAACTAAAACTTCCTGAATCAAATTTAACAAATACGTCGTAGAGTGGCCTACTTAAATTATATGGAACAACGTCGTAGATTGGTGATTCATCCTCCCATACTGCAGTAATAATTGTTTCTGTAATTAATAAAGCCCCATTAACCGATTGAACTGGTATAGCACTTGTAACAAATATTGGAGACCAGTGTGATGTTCTATTTTTATCTTCTGATATTATCCTATATCTAACTGCATATCCAGAAGTGTCTGAATTAACTGCTGGCAAAGAAGATTTTAAAACAATTGCTTTTTTAACAGCCATTATGTAACACCAATTGAAAATCTAAACTCAACATAGTTACTTGTGTTAGGTGATTTAATAATTGTTTCGGCATTATCTGTTTTAATAACAGAGTATCCTGTTAATCCGTATAATGGATTTATTGTTGCAACATTTTCTAAACGCATTGCATCAAGAGCAACATAATAATCTGAAGATGTTATACCATTATCAATTACGGATGCATAAATTTTTACAACAGTAACAGCATCCCAAGTGAAATTAGCAGTTGTGTATAGTTCTTGCAATTGTTTTGAAACTACAAAATATCTATTACTTGAAAAATCTTGAACTAATTCTGGATTTCCAGATGTTCCATGGTTAATTTCTGCTTCAAATCTTGCAAATTCTCCAGTGCCAGCATCTGTAGATGAAAAATCAACTAACACTCTAACTGTATCTGGTATTGATCCAGAATCTCCATTTTTATTAATTAATGAAAATGCTAATCTTAGTTCATCAGTTGGTGAATTTTTTGTAAAATCAACATTAGCTCCAGTTAAATGAATATGGTTAGAACCAGCTTCAATTACAAAGTGATCTTCTGTTGGTCCACTATCTTCACTTATGGTTAGATTTGCATCATCTCCCTGTATAAATATAACGTTATTTAAAAATCTACTTCTTTCATATCTATTTACTCTAGCTGTTTTAGAAAAAATTGAATTATCTGCATTTGATTGAAACACAGCATTGGCTGTAGCAATTATGTTATCATCTTCTGGATCATCTAGTGGTGCTGATATTGTTGGTATTGCTACCGCTGAAGATGTAGTATGGTATTGCCAATTTTCAGTGTTTGTAAATGCAAATATATTTTTACTATCATATGCTCCAGCAGAGGGGTTAGCACCTGCTGAAAATATTCCAACCTCAGATATTTCATATCTTTCTTCTGTTGGAAGTTCTGCAGTTAATACAATTTTATTTATTCCAGATTCGTTAACAAACCCTCTAGAAGATATTGGAACTCTAAACATTTCAAAATCTAAAGATTGTTTAGTAGAAAAATCTTCTGGTGTATCTGCAATATCTAGTGGTGTAGGGCCACAGCCTATGGCAATATAAGAAGCATAGGCTGGTGCTTGACCAAGCATATACTTTCCTATTATAGTTTTGCCACTATTAGTTATCATGAATTTATTTCTCCAAATTCCGCTTCATATATTATACCACCCAGGGTTATTTCTATTTCAACCTGCTCATCATTATCCATATTAATAGTTTCAATAACTAAATTTCCTGTTGCAGTATCTAAATATACGTTAGACCCATTGGGCCCACTTCCAGTTTCTGGAACTTTATTTTCAAATTTAATAGAAAAATTAGAAAAATATTTATCAGAGGTATTTTGAATTCCTAGAATGTTGTTAGGATTATACTGTTGCTGTATTGATGAAAGATTTTTAATAGGTTGATAGGATACCTGTTGTCCATTTACGATGTCATTACGTGCAATATTTATTAATTCATGCCCTCCAATATTTTCAAAAATTAAATCAGTCATTACTTCGATTGGAACAGAGTCATCATTAAACAATACTGTATCAATTGGTGCAGTTTTTACTGTTGGCTTAGGAGGCAAAACTGTTACACTTGGTGGTGTAGCAGGCACAGCAGTTAGAAAAACTTCTTTCTTTTTTGGTTCTTCATATCCATTAGCAGCATTTGGTCTAGCAAATGCATCTTGATATTTAAGGGTCTCTGCAAAATCTACTGCTGCAATAAATTTTTCTTCAGCTGCTAAAGCTGCTGCTTCTGTTTTGGCTACATTTGCTAGTAGCTGTTTTGTTGAAGGTTTTGTTTCATAACCTTTACTGGCGTTTGGTCTATCAAATGCATCTTGATATTCAGCCATTTTACACCTCGCTCAAATATACTGACATGTTGGGTCCACTATTATTTCTAGAATACTCTATATTATATACCACAAACCTATCGGTATTAGGCGATATAAGATCTAAACCAGAAGAGTCTTTATAATCAAGAGTTACTATGTCTCCAAGCTGTAAGGTTGGTATTGCAAACATATTAATTCCAACAGATTTCTTAGGTTTCATTAATTTATTAACAATCCAACCCATTAATGCATTTGCATCATCATCTGTTTGAATGTATAGGCTGTCTATAGAAAACTCATTCTTACCATATATCATTCTACTTTGTCTTATTTCATCATACTTTAATTTTTCTACAAGTGGGGAATATACCAATGAGCTACCTTTAAATTCTGGGTCTGCTAAATTACCACGTTTTTTAAAGTATTCATCAACTGTAAGCTCTTGAGTAGTATCTTGGGTAAATGTTATTCCCTGTATTCTTAAAAAATTTCCAGTAGTTTCATCTAAGCTTAAAGCCTTATCAGTGGCATTAAATATTAAAAACTCTGCTCCATAAGAATCTGCTTGGAATCCAGATGTTGTATATCCTTTAATTCTGTTAAATGTTGGAGACATTTGTGCATAAAGTGCTGGGTATGCACGATCATATCTGATGTCAAAATACGCACACTCTCTCATAATTGATCCAAACTCTTCAAAATACATATTATATTTGGGTGGCTGCTGTGCGCTAAGTCCAGAAAGGTAGGTGCTTTGTATAATTCCACTCATTGCATATTTAGTAAATGACTCATTAGCATTAACCTTTCCTTCTGAAAAAGCAGAAGATAAAGTTTCACCGACAGTAAATACACTATTTTGTGAATAGTTTTCTGAAAGTGCATAAACGTTTTCAAACATACACCTTGAGGAACCACGAGTAAATATAGCCATGTTATTATATATTGGAAGTGGATCTGTATCATCTACAACTTTAACTAACTTATTATTAATATATAAAAAGAATCTTCTTGTTTTGCCAATATCTTGATACTCTACAGATAGATCATATACTGTTGGGTTTTCTTCAGAAGCCATTCTATATTGCCCAGTAAATCTTCCGTCGTCTACTAGAATTTTTGACAATCCTCCCCATAATTTTACAGGTATTGCTTTGTTACTAGCAGATTCTTTTTTAATTTTATAAAAAACAATATTATTTATTGATTTTTCTGCATTTCCTTTTTCATCAATCTTTAGGTATGAGCTTACATTGTCTTCAGTTAAAGCAATAATTTCAAAATAATATCCATTATTAGTTTCTGGATTAAGTAAAACAGCCATTCCTCCAGAGCCACCACCAATATTTACGTTTTGATCAGTCTGGGTTCCCGAAGCTTGGTAATATGTTGTGCTTCCAATTGGTGTCTGTGTTCTAGTATCGTTGTTTTCAATTTTTCCAACAATACGAATTCTAGTTCCAAAATGTTTATATGCATTGTCAAGTTCTTTGTATACGTAAGAAACAAAATTTAATGGAGTTTCTGTTGTTTTAAAAGATGGACCATTCATTACTAATGCAGAAGATTGGATAGTTCCAGTGCTTGTGCTTTTTAAATTATTAACTGCAGTTTCAGTTAAGTAATTTGTTGCCATAAAGTTTTTAATAATTCCATTTCTTGTGGTTTGTCTAGCAAGAGTGTTGTTTACTCCAGCAGCGCCTAACGTAGTTGCTGGATAGGTAACATTAGAATCTAATTTAGTTGTAAACATATAGCCAGACTCCATTTCACATCCACGAACATAATTATTGTCTGACCAGTATGGACTGATTCCTGCAGTATGTGCAGAAATTGATGTTCCAAATTGGGCACGACCATGCTCAACAACATCTCCATTTTGCAATCTATTAATTCCATCAACAATTTCATAGTATGGGACAGAATAAATTCTTATTAAGCCAGTTGGATATATTTTTCCATTAAACGGTAGTGCAGAAAAATATTTTTGATATTCCTGGTTATCACTAATCCAAACATTTCCAGTTCCAGTAATATTAAATTCGGCAGCATCATATCTAATGATTTCTCCATTAGAATATACATACCCCTGATATCTTGTTAACCAATATATATTTTCTCCAAGATCCATTATGTTATTAGTAATGGCATTGTTTACTACAGTTGGGGCTATGTTAGTTAAGTTAGAATTTAATGGCATTGCTCCTAATACGTAACTACCCTGCTTTGAAACAAGTTCATTGATTGTCTTTGTATTATCAGTTCCAGACACTTCCCATAACAATGCTGGCTTATATATCCATGTTTTTTCTTGATCTACTAAACTTGATTGGCGAATTGATCCGTATGAACGTTGAATATACCTAGTTGTATAATTAATTTTACCGTCGTTATATATTTTTTTATCTTTAGATGCAATAGAAAAAATATTTGGAAGATTACCAGATGTTGAATTCTCAATTACCCCAGTATCGGTTTGACCATTGTTACCAGAAATTACAAAGTCTGTAACTCTTTGTTCTTCAGTAGGCATAAGGTAGTCTTTACTCATTACAATAAAGTTATTATATTCATCAAAAAACATTGCTGTTTGTGTTGCTACCGCTAATTGATTTAACACTTCTGCAACATTTTGGTCTGGAGCAACAAAAAAATATGGAATAACTGGGTCAGACTCACCAGGAACTCTTCTAAAAACATAATTACTAAACCCGATATAGTCTAACAATGTTGTAATAGCATAACTTAAAGAGCTTTGAGTTGTAAGTAATCTTGGCGCTGGCATAGATTCTAAGAAAAAGAAAAAGTCTCTTAGCTGAATTGACAAAGTGCCAGCAGTTACATCAGCTTGTGGAAAACCTTCAGAGTATAAAGACTTAATAGGAATGTGATAATCAAATCCATCTACTCCTAAAATAGCTTCATAAAAATTAAACTTTATATTTTTTCTTACATATTTTGAAATAATGCTAGTAGAGTTTTGATCATTAAAAGCTTGGTCATCATCAAATAAAGATATTTGTCCATTTGAGGCCAATAGCTGTCCTACTGGTAAAGAAGTAGCGCCAATATCAGAAAGCATTTTTGTAATTTTAAAATCTATTACTTTATCTGAAATATTTGACACTAGTCTTGGAGACATTTCAATTAAATCAAAAGTAGAATCAAATTTATTCATAGTGGTTACAACTACCCTAATTCCCTTAACATACGAAAATTCACGATATGTTATTCCACCGTCTATATCATTATTAAATGAATCTGGAGATGTGAAGTCTGTTACAAAGCTAGTATTTCCAGTAACTGACTCTGAGCCTAACTTCCAACCATATTGTGGTATAAAAGAAGTGTATGCTCCGTTAATCCAAATATAAAATAATCCACGCTCACCATCATTTTCTACTACAAGATAAGCATAACCTTCCAAGCTTACATCTGGTAATAATGTGTCTGATGATAATCTCTCTGCAAATATAAAGTTAGTTTTATATTCTTCTGGAATTATTAATCCATATTCTAATTCTAGATATCCATCGCTGTCAATTATTGGTTCCCCAAATTCCCGAAGATCATTTTCATTAAAGTTATATGCATCTACCCAATTATTATCTTTTAGATATTGAATTTTCCATCTTTTGGGAACTGTTTTATTTGTTTCTCCATATAGTGGATCTGTGATTGTAGAAGTCTGTGTAGTAAATGGACCAAGGTCAACATCTCCTACATTTGTTTGCATTTTTACAACAATTCTGTTTGCTGGGACTTCTTCTTTATATACTACAAATGGAGCAGCATCATCAATGTAGTTTAATCCATTTGATAAATTTTTTGCAATTCCACGTTCAATATTTTCTTCAGTTCTATATGATGTCCAATATTTAAACTCATCATATCTTGAAGGCATATAATATCTTGGTCTTTGTGCCATAGAAGCACCTGAGTTTGCAAGAAACTTATTAGCAAAGTATAATGGTTTATTAATACCTGAACGTGGTCTAAATGGTTTTAAACAATCTTCTAATGAATAAATCATTTTCATTTTATCTTTAGTTGCCGTAAATTTTTGTGGAACATTTAGATTATCAAATCCACCATCAATTACAACATCTGCATCTGTAGCATTAGTATAATAATTTCCAAAATCTGATGAGTCAAAAATATTTGGTAAAGTAAAGTATGGTGAGCCAGCGGTTAAGGGGCGGTATCTATAGTTACCAAGTTTAAAAATATTATCTGGCATATTCATATTCCACTCAGCAAGGACTAAAGATTCTAGCCTTACAGTTGAAGATGTTTCTAAGTGTGTCTTTAATGCCTCACTAACAAACACTCTAGACCTCTTCCAGAGTTACCGATATGTTCCAAAGATCATGATTAGACCCACCACGTTTTGTAACGGTATAACTAAAATCAGCAAAGTAAACTTGTATAATTTGATTGTATTGTGCCAAATGTCCAAAGGCTGCATCATCTTTACCAAAATTAGAATACTTGTCATAAGCTAAATACATCCAAAATGGTCCTGGGTGATTTTCATACCAGTCTAATATTTCTACTCCGCCAGCTCCGCCATCAGCAGTAAACTCTCCATTGCTATTTTTGTATGGAGATACACCAGAGGCATTGAATGATGGGTCTTGATAATATGATCTTGAAGGTAAATTATTCCAAGATAGGTTCATACTTAACTTATCTGCAATATGATAAGACCTCATCCTACCATTTATAGTTCTTTGACGTTGTTCTATTCTGGTTGGATTAAATTGCAGTTCCCCACGATTATGGTCAGACAGGACTAGGAACTGGTCCAGGAGGGTCTCATTGGTCTCTGCTGGCACCTCTGCGCCTATTTCAAAGCCTGTTGGTAGATAAACTCCATCTACTAAGGTTCCAGCATTCTCAGACCATAGGAGGGCTTGTGGGCGTTGATACCTACGTCTTCCAGTTAAATATGCTGCGGTAGCCATTATTTTTGTCCTCTAATTCTTTGTGCATCAATATATTTAATTTGACCTATTACTGCATTTGCAATATCTCCAGAACTTGCGTTTGACTGCGGAACAGTAATTCCAATATTATAATTATACATGGCACTGGAGTTATTTGTAATACTATTTACCCCAGACGATCCAGCATTATAAGATCCCGATCTTGGCATTTTAAAACTTGGACTATTCATTGCTGAAAGCATTGGTCCAAATTTATCTACAGAAGATTTACTCATTACAAATTCTCCTGGAGTTAGCATAGCTGGAACTGTGTCTGTTCCTCTTGAAAGTCCACCCTTTGCAAAATATTTAGGAACTAAGCCACCCTTTGCAAAACCCATTCCAGCTCCAGGACGGAAAATTGCATCTTCATAATCAATTAAATCTTTAAATTCTTCTTCTGTTAATCCTAGATCATCCTTTTTTGTTACAAATCCACCACCGCCACCACCGCTTTGTGCAGCTGCAACTTTTTTCCAAGCTTCTGCAATTGCTAAGACAGCTGCTTCTTGTTTTGCAAGAAGATCATTAACATTAGTCAAAGTTCCAGGAAGTGCATCTACAATTAGTTTTTGTGCTTCCCATTGAATCTTTTGATCAGTAATAGTTTTAAGTGCAGCATCAAATTGTTTTTGAGTGTCATCATAAATTTTTTGTGCTGCCTCTAATTTAATATTTTGTGCATTAAGTTCTATATTTCTTTTTTGCTCAATAGCATATGTTAGTTGGCTAATTTGATATTGGCGCTCTTCAATTTGAGCCCTTGTCATTCCGTTAACTATTAAGGCATCAAGTTCTTGCTTTCTAGCAGCATCAAGAAATCCAGTCTGTTGACCTAAAGCATTTTGTGCTGCAGATGCTCTCATATCTTGTGCTGCTGCTGCAGCTGCAGATATATCTCCTTGCGACAGCGCATCAGCTAATGTTAGTTGCTGTTTTTGTTGACTTGCTATTTCAGAATTTATATCTGATATTTTTTGTAATGCACTTGCCTGTAAATCATACTTATCATTAATTTCCTTTGATTGATAATCTATAATTGAAAGACTATTAGATAGTATTGCTGACTCATCATTCAATGGCTTTAGTGCAACTTCTGCATTTTTGTTTATTTCATTAATTTTATCTTGAATTTCATCAACAGCTTTTTTATATTTTTCAACTAATGGATTAAACCGTTGACTTATTTGTGCTTCTTGGATTCTAAAATGTTCCATAGCCTTATCAAATTCTTGACTAAAGGCTTCTATACTTTTTTTAACATTAGCAAAAGGATCTTTAACTATATCAAAACTGCCTAGCTCTTTAGCATTTTTATCTATTTCAACTCTTAACTCTTTATAAGATAAGTCTGCTAATTTTGGACTGTTAATAAGGTTTGCCATATTAACATCATTTACTAATTCTTCTGCCTCTTTTGCATCATACCCTGATTTAATTAAGCGCACATATGCATCTTTTTGTGCATTAATATCTTTTGTTTGTTGCTGCAAGTCAGTCAGTGCTGTAGCTGCACCTAATGCTGTGCTAACTTTGTTTGCTTGTTTTTCAGCAGCTTGAAGTTTTTTTACTAACTTTGCCCACTCACCTGTTCCAGCTTTAATTTTTCCTGCTGCCACATCTGCTGCAATCAAAGAATCTGATGCCATGTCTGAAGCAGTTTTTGCATTTACTCCTGCAGCCCTTAATATGTTATAGGCCTTTGCTTGTTCACGAATTGATTTAATTTTATCTTGCATATTGCTTAGGGCAGTTGCTGTTTTTGTTCCAGCATCTTCTGTGTTAACAAATTCATTCGTATCTATTTTTGATGCTTCTGCTTGTTCTGCTGTTCTTTTTGCTATATCGGCTCTTGTTTTTGCTATTCTTGCAAGAGCTTCATCTATTTCTTTTTGTGTTCCAGTTCCGCTACTTACAATATTTAATGCATTAATTAGCTTAACCATGTCTGGTATTCCTGCAGTGGCTGCTTCTAATACTAGAATTGCATCTGCATTTTTTGTAATTCCTTCTGCAGCATTAGCAAGATTTTTATCTTTTCCTACAAGCGCCATTGCCTTTATAGTTTCTTTAGCAACTAAAAGATTACTATTCCCAGATTTAAGATTATCAGTCAATCCGCTCATTGCTGTATTATATGCTTCAACACCAATTTTCCCAGTTTCAAGACTTTTCTTTATTGCACCAAAACTAGCTACTTGGCTTTTTGTAAAAACATTTAATTGTTTTTGTGTGCTTTTTGCCATATTTTTTCTATCATACTCATCTTTGAGCTGTTGAGTAGACAGAGCTTTTCTTCCACCAATTAAGTCTCTTTCTGCTTTTGCATCTGTTTCTTTTAAAGAGTGAGCATATGATTTTGCAAATTTTTCTGCTTGCCTTTTTGCATTTTTAACAATTTCGGCTTGTCCTTTTTTGCTACTAATATCAATTGAAGCGACTTCAAAATTAATTTCTGTTTTTCCTGCTTCTTCAAGAAGTGCATTAATATATGCCTGAACATTTTCTTTTGGTGCTCCTTGAGAAAGTAGGGATACCGACTGAGCACTTAATACATCTTTAATTTGTGAATCTGTTGCATCTTTTAAGGACTTAATGTTTTGCTGGAATGTTTTATCTTCTTTAAGAGTTGTTTTAATATCCCTTATTTTTTGTCTTTCTGGATCTGATACAACTTTTGTTTTTTGTCCTATATTTGCAAATGGATCTTCACTTGGAGTAAAGCCAAGAAGAGGTCCAAGTTTTTCTAATTGTTGAGATGTTAAAAGTGCTGCATTTCCAAGACCTTCAATTTTTAATCTTGCTTCCTCTTGATTTTTTTGAATAAGTCTAAACCCAACATATAGTCCTGTGGCAACAGTAGCTGCCATACCAATTGGACCTAAAAATACTTTTAATCCCATACCCACTCTTGCAAGGCTTCCAAGTAGTCCAGATTTTCCTGCTGCCCCAGCAACTGATGCAGATTCTTTTGCACTAATCAGTGCGCCACGAGCTAAGCCCAATCTACTCTGAGCAAGTTCTAATAATTTTGTTTGAGTAAGCAAACTAGTAACAGCTTGCAAAGCAAACATGGCTCCAGTTACCTTTGCTATCATTCCAGCCATTGATCCAAGTTTACCGCCAGACATTGAAGCTACTCCTGAAAGCGATGACACTGCAAAAGATGCACCCATAATATTTCTATCAAGGCTTCTTAATCTATTTGTTGCAATTTCTGTTGCTCTTGCTTGTTCAATTACTTTTTTAGTAACGTCTGGACCTAGAGGTGCTTTTGCAGCTACCTCTCCCATAGTTAGGCTACCCCGATTTGTATTAATATTATATGGCTGCCCAGGAGTTATATTCCCTACAGTGCTTACTGCACGGCTTGTTTTTTGTGTTGCAGTTAAAGATCCTCCAATTTGCTGTCCTATTACTTTTGCATCGTCAACATATTCTTGAGCTCCAAGTATTAATCCTTTTCCAGCATCACGACCAACTTTTTTCATTTCTTCTGAAGGAGACTGAGATCTTAATACTTCTCTTGCACCTTGTATAACTCCTTGTGCTGCAGACTCTCCTATTGCTATTCCAATTCGTTCACCTTCTGCAATATATTCGGAAGTTCTTCCCCTATAAGACTGTATTCCTTGTGCTGTTCCAAGTTCTGACCTTAGCTCTTCAGCTTTTAGTGGAATGCCAGTTCTTTGCCCTGTGCTGCCTCTATTAACATCTCCACCAAAAGTTGAAATTGTAGTAGGAGTTTTAAGATTTGCAATAGCATTTTGTAGCATTTGAGACATGCTTTGTGTAAGACCAATTTCAGCTCTTTCTACAGCAGCATAAAAATCTGGATCACTTAAAAATTCACCTGGAATTGCTGATATTTCGTCAGAAATAGCTAGAGCATATTGTTCAATATCCAATATCATTTGTTGTTTGATTGATGGATCTGAAAGTGCTTGATCTAGTGTCATTCCTAAAGATCTTGCATATTCTTCAAAAATAGGTGACATTGTTCTTGAAATATTGGATCCTTGGAATTCTTGTGCTACATTTTGAGGAGACATTTGCCCTTTGTTTGCACCTTCTGGCAAAATAAATCCAAAGTTGCTCATTACATTTGCATATCCACCTGCAGCTGTTGATGCTGACTCTAAATGTTTTTTAAGTGCTCCTAAATTTTCTGTCAATGAAAGGTCCATTAATTTTGCTGAATCTGTAATACTTTCTATTGGCTCCATGGCATGTGCAAACACATAGCCACCAGATGAGGAAACTCCTTGAGGATTATTTCTTAAAACACCTTGCTCAGTAAGCATTGTTTTAAGACCTTTTGCAGTAAGTTTAAATTCAGCTCCTAGTTCCGCTGTTTGAAGTTCAAGAGCATCTAATACTCTTGTAATGCCACCTATATCTGCACTAAATTTTCCTAAAACTGAGTCAATTGCATTTTGTGATCTTATTGGAATACTATATTCTTTCCCACCGTATGATAGTAGTCCATCTTGATATCCAGGAATATTTCCAGCAATCATTCCTTGAATTAATGGGGCATATTTCTTTGCCATAGCTGCTGGAATAACTGCTTCACCTGGAGTAAGCATTGCAGGAACTGTATCGCCCTTGCCACTTCCAGGAACACTTATAACTCCATTGGCATAACCTTTTCTTGCACCAGGAAGCATCATTCCTGGATTATTAAGCATAAACTTTTGACCAGCAACTGTTGCTTGTTGATATACCGCAATTAATTTTGCAACAGCGCTTGCCTCTGCAGTAAATTGTTGTGTTAGTCTAGCGTGTGATTGATCTAGTGAGTGTGCTGCTGCAGCTGCCTCAATTTGTTCCATTGTTAAATATTGAGTTTGCTCTCCAAGAACTTGTGATTGTCCAGTTAGCCTTAAATATCCATTGCGGAGAATCATTGCTCCCTTGACTGCGTTAGCAAGTAAATTAGCAAGTAAACCAAAAGTCATCAAGAATATAGGACCAAGACCAGCAATACCAAGAGTTATTAATGTAACAACTTTTTTAGTTCCATCAGAAAGATTTCCAAATTTTTCTAATGCGTTTGCAACAAATTCAAGTATCGGTGTAACTGCTTCTAGAAATGCTTTACCTACTGGGATTAATGCAACTTTAAGATCTTCAACAGTTTTCTTAAACTTATTCATTGATGATTCAGCAGTCATTCCTAATTCTTTTTCTGACAATGAAGACAGTTCTTCTACCGAAGAATTTGCCAATCCAAGAACACGGGCAGCCTGGTTTCCATCTTTTGCTACGTTAGCAAATAACGTTGATAGACGTGCAAATTGGAACTTACCAAACATCTGTTCGATTGCTTGTGCTCTATTTAGTGGATCTAATTGATTAAGGGCTGTTGCAAATTCTATAACTGTTGCTTTTAGGTTTCCTTTATTTTTAACAACAATATCATTTGCATTTATACCAAACTGCTTAAGCATTTCATTTGCTTTACCAGTGGGATTAATTAATGCTGCAAGACCAGACTTTAATGCGTTAGCGCCTTCTGATGCATTAATTCCACCTTCTTTCATTGCTGCAATAAAGAATGTTAAGTCTTTTACATCTCCACCAAGCTGTTGAATTACTGGGGCCACTTTTGGAATAGCAATTGTAATATCATCTAGGGATACTACTGTTTGGTTTTCTACTGCGTTAAGAAAGTTAATTGAATCTGCAAGTTTATCACTTGACATTCCAAAGGAGTTTTGAAGTGCAATTGTTGTTTCTAATGCTTGCTGACTATCAATTTGTCCAAGAACGGATAGTCTTGTTGCTTCTGTTGTTTGACGTTGCAAGTCTAATCCCTGAAAACCTGCTGCTGCTGCTTCTGCTGCTAGTCCTACAGTTTGTGATACAGCAATACCATATTTAGTAAATCCTCTTCCAAGTTCTGTAATATTATCTAGGGCTGCTTGTGTTTCTTCTTGTGGTGTGAATAAATCTCCATATACCTTTTTAAATTTAAGTGCTTGAGCTTCCATATCCATAAATGTTTTTGTTGCTGCACTTCCAACAATAGTTAATGGAATTGTAAAACCAACCATAAGTTGGCGACCTGCCCATTGTGTATTTTTACCAAAATTAAGAAGATTGGTTGATCCCTGTTTCATTAATTGATTAAACAAAGCTTGTTTCTGTGCAGCCATAGCAGTTCTTGTGCCATAGTCATTCATATTTAGACTAGTTGGAGTAATTGCCAATGCTTGCATTGCACCGTTTGTATCACGGCCTAACTTTATATATTGTGTTTGAAGTTTTTTTACACGCTCTTCAGCAACCTTGCCAATAGTATCAAATTCTGATTTAAATAATCTACCAAATGTTTTTGTAGAAGCTCCAGCATAGCGGAAGTATTCACGCATTGAAAATTTATTACCCTCAAGTGATGAGGTAAATGATTCTGCTGATGTCTTAACAGTGCGAAGCTCTGCAGAAAAAGCACCAATAGAGTTTATACTATTTAGTAAATTCTTCTGCAGAGACTTCTGTGCTATTGCAGCCGATTCGCTGCTTCTTGAAATAGATGTGTGAAACTGAGATATTTGTCTCTGCAATGACTTTAGTTGTGCTAACGCTGCAGACGTATCAATATTTACGCCAATATTAGCATTAACATCAGCCATCTATTACACCTTTTCTTTTATATAATTATTATGCGTTAAGAACGTCTGTAACAGATGACAGGTTAATGCCTGATGCTGCTTCAACAATCTTATACACAGTTGGTAAATCTAGAAGATCTTCCAACTTCTGAATGTCTCCAGCCAATTCTGGCTTATATTGCTCCATAGCAATTTGAACACATTCTATAAGCAGAGTCATTGATTTCTCATTGTCCTCCGCAACCTTTGCCACCCCTTCAAACTTCTTCATAAACGGACGAAGAAGTGATATCTTTAGTCC